TTATCCCTCGGCAACGTTTTACCTTCATAGTTAACGTCTGGGTTCGCTTTTTGAATAAATATTGGCATCAGTATGTCCCCTGTTGTGATTCTGCAAAATTGTTTGCTGCACGTACTATAAAGTCTACCGCTTCCTCTGCATGTCTCACTAGGTCTTTGCTATTGGTGACAACGTTCTTTTGAACAGTGTCTATTCTTATATTTATGACCTTTGCCTGTCCAAGACCTCCTTCTACTCCCGATAAGTGCGATGACTTATTGGCTGCTTCGTTAATAGGATCGTAGCTTATTTTACTTGAGTTTTTCAGTGCCTTAGAAAGTGCGGGCGTTGCAAGTGCTTTCGTAATTTTATCCTGCTGATCCCTGGATATTACTTCTATGTGATTCAGCGAATCGGCAGCAGCAGTCATTCGCTGATATAGGGGATTGTCTTCCTTGGCGACATCTGCGTATCCCAACGGAGTAGCTACTTGTAGCGGCTTTGCCATGTCGATACTATCTACTGCCTGTTGTATCTTGGCCGCATGAGGGCTTATGTCACCTACTAAGTTAGCGTGCTGCTGATCTTGCAGGTTCTTCAGACCAACCGCCAGGGACTCCACTTCACCAGATGTAAAACTAGTGGGGTCTTTCTGATATGCTTCGAACCTCCCTATTAGCTTCTGATACGTATCGTTCGTCTGGTCGAAATCTCTGCCTATGTTCTTTAGACCGCTTATCTTTTCGACCGTCTTATCCATTTCATCGTTCCATTGCATGAACGCGTACACAATGGCCCCCACGGCAACGGCTATGGCACCCCAACCTATGGTAGACAGCGATATGCCCAATTCACCTAATGCGAATGATAGTCCCGCTGTTCCGAATTCTGCTGAGTAGGATGCCACTGTCATTGCCGATAAAGCTGCTGTATGTACTCGTTCGGCAACTGTTACGGCTATAAGCCCCGCTTTATAGACACCCCATGCGATAGCTCCTATCTCTACCATGTGCCAAAGCTTCTCTAATGCCCCGGAATGATTGTTCAAGAATCCGACAAAACCGCCTACCTTATCCATCAAGGCGATAAGCGTATCCATCAGTGCGATGTACACCGGCTTCAGTTTTTCGCCCATATCTATTTGCATCTGTAGGAACCTGTTCCCCGTGTCAGCCATTTTTGCCTGCAAGCTCTCACCATAAGCCGCAAGGCCGCTTTCAAATTGTTTCTTCAAGGCAGGTCCCAGCTTGTCCAGGAAAGCGGCTCCGCTCATGCCTTCCAGCTGAAGCTCGTGCATGGATTTACCAAAAGTATCTTTGACGATCTTACCTATACCAGGGAGAGCCGTACCAAGAGAGCGCTCAATACGCATGTTTAGACCGATCTCCCCAATCTCCTTTAGATCGTACAGCGTCCGCTGTAGTTGGTACTCGGGCAAGTGAAGCGTAGCAGAAGCAGTACTGATACCTTCAAACAAATTGCGCAGTCGTTGTCCCTCTATACCCGTTCCTTTCAGACCCGCTTCCATCTCACTAAAGCCCTCGTATACCTGCCGCATGGGAAGATGTAGCGCGTCCACTTCCCGGCGCAGGAACTGCATGTTATTGATCGCATCAGTCGTATTCTCAGACGCGTACTTGATCCTATTATCGAATCCTTCAAATTCAGCCGTTACATGCAGTACCTCTTTGGCGAACTCCCTCACTTTTTCAATTGCAAAAACTTCTACTATCCGACGTTGCAATTTGGCGAAAGTATCATCGGCGTGTTTAACAGCATCCTCTACCTTTGTCGTTTCGCGCTGTGCGGTCACGCCAAGCTTTTTAAGAGCCTCTTCGATTTTGGCCATCTCCTGGACGGACTTTCCAGTAACTTCGAATGTAATGCCGTAATTAGCCATTAGGGTCTGTTTGTATGTTTACGTCTTCCTTCTTGATATAAGGAGCATGAAACACTTTCAATACTTCCTTAAGCATAATGGAACTGTCTATGAATTCATCGTATCCCAGGTTGTCTATCTTTTCATCTCCATAATGCAGAAAAGCTCGAAACATAGATGTCTGATAGAACATCGGGTTTCGAGCCAGTAGCTCCGTGACAGCTCTTTCTTCGTCCTTGTTTGCGCGGTTCAGGTCTCGTGCAAACTCAGAAAAAAAGGGGCTATTTTCTCGCCCAGCACCCACATGCCGAACTTGTACAGAGCGCCGCTGTCGGCCAGTATTTCGCTTTGTGTTTGCTGATCGAAGTCCCCCCGATCTTCCAGTATGGACATGGTTTTGATAAAGGCACATGTCAGATCATATATCGCCTCATCGTCCAGCTCCATCTTTATCTTATACCTCAGCTGTTCTTCAGTGATAGGCTCCCCGTCAAGGGGCTGCGGCAGCGGATCGTTTTCCTTTCTCTCCACCTTCGTAAAGGTGAACTTGCGAAAGGTCTGTGTGATCATGGTGTGTAGCTTGTGCTGGCTCTTGTCGAGCCGGTTCAGCTCTTTAAAGTGCGCCTTTACCTTTGCGGGAATCGTTGTCAGCGTCTCCCGGTTACGCGGGTCTATGGTCTGACGAAGAAAAGAAATCTCGTGTTTAAATGTACCTTGCATGGTGATGTATGGTTACGAAAATTATGCTGCGTTCACACCTACCGCCTTCCACTCCATAGTAGCAATGGACTGCTTATCTTTGGCTCGAATGCTCAACCGCTCGGTGTTGAAATTCACGCCCCGGAATATGCGGGCGAATCCTCCTTGAATGGCCGTCAGGGCAAGCGTACAGCCCTGTAGCTGAGACGCGTCATTGTATCCGGTAGAAAGCAGTATGGCGTTAAGCTCACCCATCTGGATCGCCAGGGACCCCCGGTAGGTCTTACCATTGCTTTTTTCAGCAATAGGAAAAGGGGTACTGATGGCGTTGATCGTTTCGTCCTCCACCTGGATGTCGTACGATAGCGCATCCGCCGTTTTAATAACGAATGCAGCAAAGGCCCCGCCCGCTATCGGAACGTCGATCATTAGTTTATAATCGGCAGCCGTTTGTACCAATGGACTTAAATCAGGCATGGTCTTACAGTGTTAAAGTTTGACCGATCGTACCAATCACATCACCCAGAATGGTAGACCGGATAAATTCAAGATCGAAATCGAGCTGACCATCCTGGCCGTAGGTAGGACCGCTCACTGTGATAGAAGCGTCCGTAATATCTCCGGAGCCAGCGGCGGAAGTCAACGGAGTAATGTACTTCGTCGTAAAGGTGCTTTCCTTGGTCCTACAGAACACCGGATCAAGTGCCCCTGTCTGTACATCCTGTGGTAAGTTCAGGCCGCGTAGCGCCGTGAAAAAGGCCCTGGCGTCGTATGCAAGATCACAGGCAACCCGCATGTATTCCATCGAGCAGAAAAATTGATCCGTGCCGGTACAAGTTGCACCGTCGTTCCAGTAAAGTCCTTGGATACCTTCCACCGGCGTAATGAAAAAATACTGCTTATCGCCCAGCGTGTCAATGTCATCTTGGGACAATCCTTCCGTAACTCCGATTGTCTTTATCGGTATAGCGCCAAAGGATAAATATCCAGCTGATCCCGCAGGAAGTGTAAAGTCAGTGTGTCCAAGAACACAGGTGATCACGTCGCCAGGGTTGTAGTTCGCACCGTTATAGGTGACTGCGCCGCCCACTACCAGATAGTCATCACCAACAGTAAGAGCTGTACCACCCGCGTAGTACGCAATGCCGTTGGTGAGAAAAGCCTGTGTAATAGCCAGGGCACCATCCGCTACCGCACCAATACCGCGACCGGTGGAGATACGGGCGAACTTACCAAGTGCCGCACCGACGGCGGATACGCCATTGGCTTGCGAGCCGGTAATACATAGCGATATGGCATATGCGCTGTTATTGGCCTGTGTGCTTATCGTACCGGCATCGATGCCCTGTTTCATGTTGTATCCGTCCACGATCACACCGTAGGTAAGACCGATCTCGAAATGGTTCTTTTGAACAATCTGTGCGTCCATTAACGTATCAATTACGTCCTGTGGAAAATCAGTCGCGCCAGTATTGGCCAGGGTCGGCGGCGCATAGCATAGACCGATGATCTTTGCCTGTCGGCTCGGATCGGCGTTCTTGGTATTCGTCAAGAAGTTCGTAAATGCCGCAGATTGTACGTATGCAGCGAATGCCGTGTTCTTTGCACAAACCTGTATCCACAACTGCGCCCCGTCTTGCGCCTGATCGTAGAATTCAGATATCTGCTGAAAGACGCATGTACCGTTGGCCACATCGTACGCAGCGTCTATACCGTACGTAGCCATGTCTGAACGCTTTGTCAGGCTGTAGGTCTGATCGAGTACCAATTTACCCGCAACCGCGACTCCCTGGATCACCATTCCCATAACCCCCGTACGGTTGACCGGGAGACCCGCGCCACTCGTGGCAAGGGTTATGCGTATTTTGTGACTGGCCATATTTGAACGTTACTTTTTTGTAATGATTGTATTAGGCGTTGCCCTCGGCAGGCTTACCGCCTCTCCTTTTCATCTTGCCGTCTACGTCAGCCAGTTTTTTGGCAAGGTCTTCAGCCGACACGCTCGTTTCGCCCGGTTCGCCTGTTCCCTCTTCAAGCGTATCTTCATCCTCCTCATAGGCAGGCAAGGCGTTTGGATTGGTGACACCGCGCAGCTGTGCCGCGTCTTTCTCTCTTTTCTCTGCTTGCTGTGCCCTCACAAGCAAGTTCTCCAGGTCCTTCAGATCAGCGGGGATTGGGGTCTCATCATCGAAATAGGCCCTGTAGGCCGCTCCTTGCGTAGCTGCATGTTCAGCCTCTGTATTACGGTACTGTATCCGATCGTCACTGTCCGACTTTCTGAAATAGATATTCCCATCTCCGTGAAAATAGAAACCGTCTACTACTTTGCCGTCTACCTTCAGTCCCTTGCGAACTTGCTTCTGTGCGGTCTTAAGTTCCCGTAAATTATTTTCGTGGAGATATGGAAAAAGATCAGTGATGTCGTTGTTTTTCATAACCGTGTTTTTGAAAAGTTGTGTAATGGTGTTTTGTGGGAATTTGTGTAGATGGCTACTTAATAGTAGCCTTTGTTCGACTTATGATCTTGCCTCCCACGCTGGCCGTCGAACTGGTCATGTATTGCACCTTCAGATATCTGCCGGTGAAATTCACTGAATCGGTCTTGAAGGACAGAAATCCCTGGTCACCGGACGCAGAGATGGTATACGATTTGGAATAGGCCGTCTTTGCCACTCCGGATGTACATTGGGTGAAGTACCACGGTGTATTGCCCTGGTAGAAAGTCAGCGTAACGGTAGCGGTGCCTGATCCGTATTTCGTCCAATAGAACTCATGGGTAAGGTCCACGTCATTGCTATGCATGACCGGTATAATGTAGGCTACCGTGTCAGATACCTGAAGGGTATCCATCTGCGCAGCTGCCGGTACTGCCGTAAGCCAGGAGCCGGGATAGTCCAGGAACTGACCTTGCTGTATGGTGGAACGGGTCGTAGTGCGCAGCTGGGCCGTGGAAGACAGTGCCATCGCTACAAGAAACCCGATCAAGAAAGTTACTTTTATGTTTTTCATTACCTGAAATTTGAATCTGTTTTAAATAGCCCCCGACTAACTAAGGTCGTCGGGGGCGGGGGTCCGTGAAATATGCAGCTTTATAGGATTTTTTATACGTTGGCCAGACCGTAGTAGTACAGCGATGTGCCCAGAAAATTATACCTGAGCGGCGCAGCACCGATACGAATGTCGGCGGACATCCTGTATCCATATATGCTTGGGTCCTGTACCATGAACACGTCCAGCATACCCAGACCAATTGCTACCTGACTTGGGATGAAACCAAGCGCGGCAGACTGAGCGGTCGCAGGAATAGCGCCGTTTATGTCCTTCACCTGACCGGTGGTCGGATCGTAGACTGCTACGCGGCTGCGGACATCGAGGACCGTGTGCTTGAACCCAAGGAACTCTTCAGCATCACGGCTCACCCAGCTTGTCAGCAGAGATTTTGTCTCAGGGTCCTGGCTGAAGTACCGTTCCATGATCGGATCAATAACAAGGCATGCTTTCTCACGATCTAATTCAAAGTTCTGGTTACGGTAAATCTGCTCGATAGCAATGATGTCGTTGAGCGTAGGCGTGAGCAGCTGGCCCGCATAGTTGGGCGACCAGAAGAATTTATTCTGTGCGCCGCTGTTGGGTATGTTGAAGCTCTGTGCATTCACTTCGTAACCACTCAGGCCGCTGGACGGAATGATCGCACTGGCAGGCACCGTAGATGCAAGCGTGTAGATCAAATTATCGTCCATAACGGAATTCCACTTGGCAAATGCCTGTGCCCATCCGGTTGCCTGCTGATCATAGCGAAGCTGATGCATGTACAGCGGATTCCAGATCATAGGCTGAAGGTAGTACGGAGTCAGGGCCAAGCTTACGGCCTGATCAGTGTACGAATAGTCGTTGGCGGGAGCTGGTTGATTGCCTTTGTAGATGGCCGGATCAGCAACGATGTTCGCCCAGATCGTACCCGTGTTTCGGCTGGTCATTTCAGCAGCAAAGACAGGGATCATAGCCTTCCAGCTGGTGGTCGGGAACAGCTCGAAGATCGCCAGGGAAAGCCATTCGATTGTATTGAGCGCCGGAGCTGCCAGGGCGTTGTCCGTAGAAGTCAACAGCGTCAGGTTCTTCATCGCGTTGCTTTGACGATCCCAATACTGTAAGTTACCAGCTGCGAGATCAGCGGACAGGGTTTGCAGAGACATACCGCGTTCGCCGCGATAGTTGTTCCGCATCTGTGGCACTTCGCCTGCCTTCGCCTGTACCATGCGCGTTTTCTGCGCGACAGCGGCCAGACGAGGATCGTTGAGAATCGAATTCAACACGACTGCGTGGTCTGCCAGATCAACCTGATCCGTGGACTTGCGGTTCGTATGAAATACCCTCTTCATGATCTTCTTAGCGTTCTCATCGGCTTTAGAGCTGTTGAGCGCTGTAAAAGTTATGCCGCTGGCCATTGCTTTGACCTTTGCCTTAAAGGTCGGAGCGACCGCAAGCGTGAGCCGCTGGTTCAGCTCATCGGAACTGAAGAACTGCGGTGCGGCTGTCTGACTGTTGCCCTGGCCCTGATGGGGAGTATTGCGATGAGGCTGAAGACCCTGCCCGGCACCGTTGGTATTGACACCGGAACGGTTCATGTCTTCCTCTTCGTCAGCCTCAGCTTTGGCTTTTTTATAGTCGTCCTCTGCCTCGGATGCCAGCTTGATCATGCGTTCGGCCTTGGCTTTGGCACTGTTGTACTTAGTTGCAGCCATTTCATCAGCGTCATCTTTTTCAGCGTCGGCCTTACACTCCGTGGCATAGGTCACAGCGGCTTCTGCGTCTTTACGAGCGCGTTGCATGGCTTTTTGTTTCTCGGCCGCCAACTTTTGTTTGGCTGTCATACCGATAGGCTCCGGCTGTGTTGTTCCGCCGTCCTTGGGAGGGGTTTCAGAAGTAACACCGGGCACTGCCGTAGGGACCGTTACACCGTTTGTGTTCGGTTGTCCTGCTGAATGAAAGGTCACCGCAAGACCGGCTTTGATAGCTTGCGAGATAATAGGAGGCAGCTCATTTACATCCGTGGAAGCTCCGGCGGCGTTTGTGTTCGTAACTCCTGTTTGCGCCGTGTGGGTGTTATGCTCGGGTGCATCGGGACCATCCACCTTAGGGTCGTATCCAGATTCGCCGGGTTTCTTTTTCATCGAGTTGTAGTTGAATTTTGAAGAAAGATTTGAAAGTACGTTGTCCATGTTGGCATAGTCGGTCTCTTCGTAGAATCTGGCGCAGAGTGTTGTACCTACCGCTTCGGGATTGCTCGGCAACGCGACCAGGGAAATTTCGTAGAGGTAGTACTTTTCGCAAAGCTTTAACCCTTTCTCATCGCGTTCGTAGTCGCCGGTTACTTTGTTGGTTTTCCAAACAGCAAAGCCCCCGATAGATGCGGCATTCAGAGAATCCTTTTCATACATCCCTGCTGCTTCCCGGCTTGCCTGCGTCTCCATATGGAAGACTGGCACTCCGGACCATTGACCATTTTCCAGCCGAATGTCTGTCATGCGGCCCAAGGGGTCCCAGCCCCAACAGTGTTCCTTTAATAGGACGGGATTTTTGTTGTACCGCGTGAAGTCTATGACATCGTTGGGTATAATTCCGCCCTGATCATTTGGCGCAGCCGTAGAAAAGATGAGCCTTTTTGCCATTGTGCCCGTGAAAGTATTTAGAGAAATGCACAGGATGTGCAAAAATAGTGACACGTCAGTTAGTGACTTATCGTACTATTGTTGTATGCTAAATTCCGATATTGAAAAAGCTCGGGTCCACAAGGCCCAGCAGCTAAAGCGTTTACGGGCCTTGTATGGTATAACACTCACGGCTGTTTCTGTTAGATCAGGCTTATCGGTAGAAACCATCTACCGCATTGAATCCGGATCAAAAACCTGGACAGTGGACAGCGAGATGTCGTATCTTCTCACCATTGACCGACTAATCGATGAAAGTCACGAGATAAATCCGAAGCTTGTACTGCTGCATCCTCCCAAACCGCCTATCTTAGCACTTCTAAAAAAATCACTATGACACCTGCGCCTTTTGACGAATCCAATGCGACAGACCTTTGGAACGGTCAGCCTGTTCATTCACTTGTCGAGTCCTATGTAGATGATAAGACATTGCATCAATGGTCTATCACATCATGGCGGCTATCGCTATGGGAACGTATTCGTTTACTCTTTACCGGGAGAATATGGGCCATGCGTACGGACAGACTTACCGTGCTGACCCTGGACAAGGAAGATTTGATAAAGAAAAATCACAGAGATGATACAGATACTAACTGATTTATCTATGGGTGTACTCAGTGGACTGATCGTAGGCTTCTGCTATGTGCGCCTGTACTACAGAAAGACACAGCGGATCATGGACCAGCAGCAGGCTAACTTCAAATCCGCTCTTAAGAAACACGGAGAGAACATGTACCGGGAAGGTGTGAAAGACACCTACAGCGCGTTATCAGAAAAAATGAGTGAAGGACTACGATTTGACAAGGTGAAGTTTGTAGATAAGCCCGCTAATGGGCAGGCGGCGGGTTGAGCTGCTGGATCGTTTGCAGCGGCGATATCTCATCAGTGCCGCGCGTTGATACGTCCCACGATAGCGTTGAAAACGACAACTTGTATCCGTCTACCTGACCGCTCGGGTGCTCAAGAGGATCAGCAGCCTCAACACGAGATAAGGTCCATTTAAGACCGTATGTACTTTCTGCGGCGGGCATCTCCACTGATAGCCATTTTCTATACGTCTTGAAGTGCTGGCGCAATTCATCTATGACGTTAATGCGCGTCGCGCTGTAGTTGGTGGGGTCTATGCCTGCCATGTCCGGGGTGACGTTGTACGCACTCAGTTCAAACGTCCAGTCGCATAGTGTCCAGCCGCCTATCTTCTCATCAAAATCCTCTCCCGGCAGCTCCTTGATCGTGATTAAAGGCATAGAGTAGGACGGCCAATTGTCCACATTGAACATAGTACGATGTATGACAGTGCCCGGCCCTCCGGCCAGGAAGGCAAGTACTTCCTGCTGTACTGCGTATAGTATCTCTCCGATCATGGCATTAGTTTTATCTGCGCACCGTGAACAGTTTTGTACGATACCTTCTCTAAATTGGACTCTTTGGGCATGTATCCCATACGTCCGGATGCCATATCGTAAGACAAAACGTAGAATTTTATAGTAAGGTCCCGCCCTTTCCTATCGTAGAGCTTCATGCGAAGGGCGTTTTAGCCGTAATGACTTGTATTCTTATCGGGAAGTTCGCCACACAGACGCGGCTACGATCCCTCAGTCTTCTCTTCTTGCTTATTGGATGGGGTCTCATAGTACATAAGTGGTTTTGGTATAAGTGACACTTCCAGGACTTCAAAAGTCTTACCAACCCATCGACCGCCAACGCCGCAAATAAGCATGTGTTTGCGATGCATAGAAATCGCTTCGTCGGAACGGGCGCTACGCTGTACGGGAAAATTAGGACAACCGGTATATTTCTGCTTATATGGTACATACCTTATATCGGTCATACGCCCTATCGGTTCGCGTGCATCATGATCCAAGAAGATCATAGCGTTTTTCTCGAATCTCGTAAAGTCCACCTGCGCCACATTGACATATTGCGGAAAAAGTATCTCTATTCGACGTGTACGTATGCCCATCACGGTGTCACAATTTTACTTTGTTTGTCTTGCTCTTCCTGGAGCTTTTTGGCGGCCTCCATGGCGGGAAGCTTGAACCGATTGTGCTCTATCTGTTGAAGATAGACGTAAGTGTGAGACAGTCGTTCGGCCTCTTTGTGGTAGTTGGCCAGGATATTGACATTAGAATCGGTGGACGTGAGTATGCGCTCTTCCACAAGACTCAGGGCCTTTCGAATAGCCTGCATGTGACGTTGTAAGTTGTCGTACCACTTATTCATCACTTCGCGAGATGGGACTTTGCCTTCTTTTTCTACTTCGACAGAGTTAAGGTGTGTAGCATGCATAATTGTTGTATGGTTTTAGCGTTTAAATTTAGACAATATTTTGTCCCGTTCAAAAAGTATTTTTCTGACAATCCTCGCCCTTAGTCTTGGGTTCTCCGGTTCCCCCGGCGTTGGCATAAATTGCCGCCGTGGCATCTTGTACGCATGTGCATAAATCGTAACATTCTTTTTCCTAGTTCCTTTCTGCTTTTTTGAGAATCTTCCGCCCTTAAAATATATCGATATCTTTCTCTGTCTCTTCTCGATAACTCCACCCTCGTTGTGGACAATTCCGTAGGGTACTTTATCTGTATTGAATCCAATAAAGACTTTGGTTCCGGTAACGACCTTTCGGATAGCATCGTAAAGATTCCCAGTTTGGTATAAGATAGGACTACCAGAATTGAACACGCTTCCTTTAACTCCGTTACGACGATCATACCCAGCGTTGGTAGATGGAGCGCGCGGCTTCCATTTTTTTCCCTCATATGATTCCTTTTGAAAATTCTCATGAACCCACTCCACCGATTCCACGCCGACAATATTAGGTGCCCGCTGTTCAAGACGACCCAGCTTTTCCTTGGCCTCTGCCAAATCGCGAAGTGCCTTTGATATGCCTCGCTGCTTGCTCATATGCTGCTAACTGCCGAAATGATAAAAGCAATCAGCGCACCTATAAGAATGGCTGATACCAATACATCTATCCAGGTAATCGGGCGATTGTCTTCATCGTATTTCTTTTTCATAATCAGTTATTTTAACCAGGGCACACCTACACGGTGCTTTTCTGCCTGTGCTGTGCTTATTAGAAAGG